GGTCTGAGCAGGCCACTAAGCCCCTTGGTTGTGGGGCGGAGTGTCAGCGCAGTCGGAAGGAATCCGCCAACGTATGAGGCGACGGGTTGTTCTTCCTGTGCTTGGGAGAGTTTCTCAAGCGTCTCTGGGGAGTACTTTTCAAGTGCTGATTCTTGAATCTTGCTGGCCCCAAAAGATCCGCCAAGACCACCGATCAAACCGCCTGCGATCATACCAAGCGGTCCGAGCGGGGCACCGGCTGCGGCACCTGCTACACCACCTCCGAATCCGCCAGCAGCAGGAACAAGACTGGCGGCAGCCGATCTGGCACCGGCTTCGAGTTTTCCCATGATGGGGTTCTCGAAGACGTTACCTTCAGCGTCGATGTCGTAGACCTCTGGATCGAGGTTGTTCTTGATCAGCCAGTCGCGCTGTTCCTTGGTCATGTTATTTCGTCTTAGTCCCTCTTGATGGAGTATGGAGCAAACGGAGACTCAGCGTATCCAACACCAAACATTCCCTTTTGTTGAGGGGGCTTTGCCATTTCAGCCGCTGACCTGTTGAGAGCCTCGATGTAGATCCTGTTCTGAACCTCTTGCGGGAGCTTGTTCCACTGTTCAGTTGGGAACTCGCTGGCAATGACAGCTTTGGCTCCTTTGACAATGACGCTTTCGCCACCAACACGTTGAGGTTGGGTTGCGAGTTCTTGGGCTACAGCCTCGTAGAATGGGCTCGTGAGGGTTTGCTGTGCGCCATAGGTTGCAGCCCCTCCTCGTCCCTCCAATGCCCCCAAACGCCTTCCGGTTTGAATGAACTGTTCACCAGGAGATGGAGGTCCGTACATCTCAGGCGTTGGAGCAGCGGCCATTTCTGAAGCAATCGCTGCGGCAGCCCTGCCTCGCGTTTCACCGGTTCCACGACCGACTTGCGCGGCTCCCTTTTCGGCTGCCGGCCCTTTCGGAAGAGGCGTTGGTGTAGTGATTCCTTTTGTGGCTTGATCTCCAGAATCCATTGCGTTGCTGCCACCATACATCTTCTGCAAACGAAGGATGTTTGGTTGGATTCTTTCAATTTCCTCAGTAGTCATGTCACCGAAATCGGCGAACAACTGATTTCCCTCCATGCCTGGCTGGAGCCTGATTCTGTATGGCGCACCCTTTTGTTTTGAGAACAGATCGGGATTTGCTTTCTGATACTCAGCAACTTTATCGGCTGGCCCCTGAACACTGACTTGGCCTTCGGCATTTCTGCTGATGAAGACTTGGCCTTCTTCGCGTTTTGCCAGACGAGCTTCCTTTGCGATAGACCGCGAAGCCTCTGAAGCAGATGCCATTTTCCTGAGAGTCCCAATGTCCATGTCTTCGTACCTTGGAACAATTCCAGATTCCACGGCGGCTCTTTCGGTCGGACCCATTTCCGCAACAAGTCGGCCAATCAATCCTGCTTTTTCAGCGGCCTCCTTCTCGCCTGTTGCAAGGCGTTGAATGCGGGCGTTCATGCGGCCAAGTTCTCTGGATTGTGAAACAGGGCCTACAAATGTGCTTCCGCTCAAAACATCTTCCGCACCCGCAGCTTCTTCGGAACGCCTTTGCATTTCAGCCAACCTCTGGGCTTCATCGAACTCAAGTTGCCTTCTGAGTCTTTTAGCCTCAAAAGCATCCATTTTTTCCATCATCCGCTCCTGCTGACGCTGCTGGCGGATCTGCTCGTTGGTCCCGGTGAACTCTCCAGCGATTCCGCCGGTCAGCATCGACAAGCCCTTGAGCAACGGGTTGACGCGCTGCGTGGCCTGCTCTTGCAGCTTTCTCCTGATTTCTTCTGTGGTAGCCATTTACTTCATCCTTTCAAACATCCGTTGTTCTTCGAGAAGCGACTGTTTTGCGTAGCGCGGGCCGAGGCTCCGCATGGCGGCTTCGAGGATCAGCTCGGGATCGTAGTTGATGTCTCGGAAGATGCCGGGAGCGAGCCGTTCGACCGCCCGACGCATGGGTAGCTCTATGTCTACGGGCTTGAGCGTTGGGATCAGACGACCGGGTTGCCTGTTGATTGGCGTGACCGGAGCCGGCTCGGTGAACTGGAAGTTGATCTCTGGAACCGGATCGTACTTGATCGGATCAATGATGACGCGAGGGGCTGTGAACTCATCTGGCTCCTCTTTGATCTCGGTCCCAGGAGGAGGCGTGTTTGTTCCCGGCGTGACGGTTGGCGTCGATGTGGTCGGAGTCTGAGTTCCTACAGTCTCGGCAACTTGTTCCGGGGTTAGATAGTCTACCTTGGGTGGTTCTGGGGTCGTTGGTTTTGGAGGAACAAAGTATCCAAGCCCCGGAACTGTAAGATCCCAAACCCATTGATTGCCCTCGTTATCTGGGGGAATTGGGTCTCCAACACGAACACCTGGCTGACCCGGAAGTGGATCGCCAATTCTGGCGTACACTTCTCCAGTTGAAGGAGGTTGCGAAGTGCTGGGCTTTGATTTCGGCTGAGAAACCGGAGTCGGAGCAGGAGCAGGCGTTGGCTCAACCCTGACAGCCGACGGTGCCGCGAAGGACATCGGGCTGGCGAGCGAAGGCGTGGGAGCAGGAGCCTGGGGCTGCTGAAAGGTCGCCAAGCTCGCGTTGAGCATTGGCGTCATGTCGATCCTAGCGGGAGCGGGAGCGGCGTAGGAAACGCGTGGAGGAGTCGCTGCCGGTGTGACCGGCTGCGGAGGCTGATAAGTGCCGAGAACCGGAGGAGGAGTGAAGTCGATCCTCGGAGGAGTCGGAGCGGCGTAGGCAATGCGCTCCAGATCGCTGATCGCCGGCCCCTGATCCTGAGGAGGCTGCAACGTGGCCAACCCCGTGGACAGATCGATGGGGTATCGACCGAGAACTTCCGCACTCGGGGTGAATGCAAGCTCGGACGCCTCTCCACCCTCGGGAAACAAGAAGTAGCTGTCCAGCGATTCGGCCATAGATCAACCCCCGTAAGGACTGTTGAATCCTCGATACGCGGTTCCAAGATTTGAAATGCCTCCAGTGACTCCTTGGAAGACGGCCAATGGAGAACTCGCAAGCGATGCTTGCAAAGCGTTTTGAGCGTTTTGCAATGCAAAGTTTGATCCTATTTGCATGAGTTGACCCGGACCCGCCTGTTGCATTCCTTGGATGAGTTGAGGAGTGGAAAACGGAGATGCGCCTTGTTGTAAGCCACCAAGCTGAGCGGCCTGCGAGACAATCGGCTGGAGACCGAGAGCAGACTGGATGTTGGCGATGTTCTGCTGCTGGGTGCCCTGACGCTGCTGCTGCGAAGCCATCTGGCCCGCGAAGGTCTGCTGCTGGGCGGTATTCCGTTGGCCAGTAGCGGCGAGGATGTTCTGGAACGACTCCTGCGCCTGCCGATTGGCGACATCGCTGGTCGTCTGGCCAGACTGAAGCAGGCTCATGGCCTGAGCCCTGCGCTGGATGTCCGCGTTGGCAATGGCCTCGCTGACGGCACGAGCCTCACGGAACGCTTGGATGTTGCTCAACGGAGAACCGGTGGCGGTTCCACGGGCTCGAACAGCCTGCTCCGCAGCGCGGATGAGTGTGGGATCCACGGTTCCGGCCTGAGCCAAACCAGCGGAGATCTGACGCTCAAGATTGGAGCGGATCCGCTGCGCTTCACCGACGTCTTCTGGCCGAGGAATGTTCGCGGTGCCGACCTGCTCGTACCGAGGAGCTTCGATCTGATCCTCTGCGATGGGGCGTTGGCGAATGTCTTTGAGGAACGTCTCGTAGAGTCCGTACCTGGTAGGATCAAGAGCTTCAAGCTCTGCTCGGCGTTGCCGAGCGAATCCAACTCCATATTTGCTTGCCGCTTCAAGCTGAGCTGCGGCCTGCTCAGGAGCAAGAGCCGCCAAGGCACGAGCGGTTTCGCGGGTAACATCAATGTCTGAGATGCCTTTGAAATCAGCCTTCTTAGTGCCAATCTCTTTCCCCTCTTTGTCATAGATAGGGTATTCAACCTCTGCCCCTGTTCGGGAAGCGGCCTCAATCATCCGAAGTATTGGAAAAGTCTGCGCCTGCGCCATCACCGCTTCTCGGTTGGCGGCACCAAGATCGGGAGTTCTTGGCGCGCTAGGAAAACACATCTGCGGCTCTCCCCATGGAATCACAGGGTATTCCTTTTCCCAGTCACGCTTCGCAAACAGCATTACGCTGTGAGCGAGAACACTAGCTATGTTTATTTCAATGTTCATACCCCTCCTTCAAACAATTCGGTTTTCCAAAACAACTTACAACCAAGTTTTTTCATGTATGTGCTGTAAGGGCTGCTTTCGTTGCATGCTATCAAGTATTTTGGAAAACCTTTTGTTTCCATAATTGAGTCGCAAACCATTTTTAGATGAACGCTGTCTCTTGCCGAAACCAGCTTACTGTGGTTCCAAGCTATTAGCATCGGTATGTTTGCAACAGATGCAGCACCAACAATTACGTTGTCCTTTTCAACCAAATGTGTCGGATAAAACACCTCATGGTTGTCTTGTCTCGCGGATTCAACAACACGATTGTGTTCATCCGGTGTTCTTATCAATCTAACATTTGGAAACATACTCACTGTTGGGGTCGAACGGAATCAACGAAACCTGACAGGATGGTGGACTGCAAGCAAAGTCTTCCGCCCGAGTTGGTGTTCACCTTGAACTGGATGGTGTTCCAGCGGCCCTTGCTGATCAGGTTGTAGGCTTTGAGGAACTTCTGCGAAGCCGTGATGCTCAGGGCTGGATCAATGGTCGAGAAGGTCCCGCTCATGTCCTTGGCGTAGGAGACGCTCACCGGAACATTCTGCGTGGTGTACGGGTTGTCGAACGCGAGCTGGACGCTGTACCCGATCTTGTCGGGGATCGGCTCGTTGAGGTTGTACGCCTTGGTGATGACGCTCGACTCGTAAGTGGCACCGCCGTCGAGGTATGCGGATGCGGCGACGGGTGAGAGCCGGGTGTTGGGCAGGTAATCGTTGAAGGACCAGACCTGGCCGGATGCTGCCGACACGGAGATGATGTCGCCTGCGAACATAAGGACGGGACCGAAGTTGGAGAACGAAGTCGGGATGAAGTCGTTGACGATCCAGTTGTCCCAGTAACCGAGCCAAGAGCGGGCCAGCGAGTGGTAGACGATGACGGCGTTGTTCTCGTTGAGTGCGCCTTCGAGCGAGATGTCGATCGAGTTCTCGGTAAGCAGTGAGTACTCGCTTTCCGTCCCCAGGATGTAGGGATCCTCGGTGACGAACGGAACGGCCAGCAGGTAGCGGTTGTTCCAGAAGACGCCATCACACAGATCGAGCTTGGTCTTGTTGATCCGGCTGATCAGGTCGTTGATGGGCGACGAGAGCGCGAGGCCGACGCTGGTCTGTGTGCCGGCTTGGATCTGGGCCATGGACCGGATGCCGTCACGGGAGAGGAAGAAGACATCGGCACCGACGGCTGCGATGGATCGGTGCGAGGAGCATCCGATGTTTCCGCTGACGAGTGTTACCTGCCAATCGGCTGGGTCTTGTGTCGGATCGGAATCGACCGTCCAGATGGATCTCTCCTTGAAGACGAGGAGCTTGTACCCGAACCACGAGTAGAGTCCTTTGATGGGATCACCGTCGCCGCCGACGCGGATGGATCCGAGGGGATCCCAGACTTCGCCATCAAGGATGTCGGAGAAGTAGAGGGTGTCTGGCGTGATCGCTGTGTTATTCGACACGCACCAGAGCCGATTGGTGTGCGTCGTCAGGTAGATCGGCTTGGATGGAGCAGAGAGCGAAACGAAAGCGACCGCGTGAGATTGATTGGCCGGCGAGATCGATACTGTTGGAGCTGTTGTGTAACCGCTGCCGGGGTTTGTGATTACGATGGAAAGGATTGCTCCGTCGCCGCCGATCCTTGCTTCCGCTTGAGCCGTGACTCCGCTTGGAGGAGCCGAGATCGTGATGGTCGGGATTGATGAATGACCGCTCCCTTGGTTGATGACATCGATGCGACTGATCTTGCCGGCTGTGATCGATGAACTCAGGTTTCCAGATGTGATGTACCGAAGGCTGCTGTAGCCGTCTGCGTAGAACAGCTTCTCGTTGAGCTGCGCGAAGTAGACAAAGTTGGCCAACGGATCGATCGTCGAGCTTGAGATCTGGGCGTAAGAGACTCCGGGTGATCCGTAGTAGAGCGTCTTGGTCGAGGTGTCGTTGACCGCGATGACGAGGCGTTCGGATGCCGAGGTGTCGAAGTAGAAGCCTGAAAAGACGCTGGCGTTTGTTGGGAGGTTTGAGCCGAAGCTGGAGGTAAGCGCGTTCCAGTTGTCTACGATGTCTTCCCAGTCTTGGACTAAAGCATTGCCGGCGAGCGTGACGGTTCCGAGTCGGCTGACGATGTTCCCGAAGTCGTCATAGTCCATGTTGATGGCCGACTCCATGCTTGTGGCAGGGATGACATCTGGACGTGTGGCAGAGATGACGCCGGTGCTGAACCCGTTGGTCCCGTCGAGGATCAACTGGTCATCGAGGGCATCTGACGCTTGGAACGGCATTACAGGATGTCTTGGAAGGTGTAGTCGTAGAGGCTGTCAGGGATGATGCGGCTGAGGCATTACAGGATGTCTTGGAAGGTGTAGTCGTAGAGGCTGTCAGGGATGATGCGGCTGATCTGCTGCTGTTGGCCGCGCTCCATGTCCTTCATGATGGAGACCTGAGCGGCACCCTCTTGGAACTTGGCCTGCGCCTTTGCGTACTGGCGTGAGTATTCGAGGAGATCGCCTTCGGTGTAGGCCAGCAGGGCGTTCTCTACTCCGCGCAGCTCGAAGTCGCTGTCGTTGGAGATGGCCGTGGATTCTCCGAACTGGCGCATCTGGGACTGCTTCTTTCCCAGGATGAAGAGTGTCCCATCGGTGTTGGGCGTTGGGACGAGTTTGATGCGCGGGACTCCGGCCTCGCCGTAAGAAGCCCCGATGATCCGCACCCAGTTGACGAAGTTGTTGGGCGTGGACTTGCGGGAGTCCACGTTGTTCCAAGTGTTTGGATCGAGCTGGAAGAACGAGACCCATTCTGCGGCAGGGATCTCGATGCCATCGGTTTCGCCGGTGACCGTGAACCGTGCGGCGACCGGGAAGTCGAGGAACATGTTGTACCCGGACCCGGAGGCGTAGGTGGCGGTGACGGTCTGGTCGAGGGTGACGAGTTCGGTGCCGTTGGTGACCGATGTGGAGATGACTCCGAGGGTATCGTTCCAGAGGCACGAGTCCCAGATCATCGAGTAGCGACGGATGCAGAACTTGTTGGCCAACGTGATGGTGGCCGAGTCCGTGAACGAGAGTTTGTCGCAGGCAGCCTGCGCTACTTCGGATGGCTTCATGCGAACTCGATCAATTCAACGAGAGTTTGTCGCAGGCAGCCTGCGCTACTTCGGATGGCTTCATGCGAACTCGATCAATTCAAAGTGGACCTTGGCTTGGAAAGTGGTTGATCCGTTGTTTCCGAAATACGAAACCGCCGGATTTGCGGCAACCGTGATAAATTGCCCAAAATTGGAAGTGAAAAAAATGCGGAACGTATGGCTTGATGAAGAAGATGTGAAAACGGCTTGAGCATGAACCGTTGATTGGTACGCACTTCCGGTGTAAGAAGATCCTACTCCAATGTAATTTGCTGCGGCATACGGGCTTTCAGCGATTCCAGCATAGCAATATGAATCATTTGCCGGTTGAAGAGGAATCGAAACCCTGATGATGCACTTGTTGCCGATTGCCTTTGGAGTCCATGTGTATTCCCACGCAGTTGTTGACCCGCTCACCTCCACGGCGGAACCTATGTTTGCGGAAACATTGGTTACCTGTCCAGAAGTGGAGGTTTTTACGATGTCTTCTGAGTAGGCGAACCTTACAGACGTCACTGATCCGATTGTCGCAGTCTTGACCGCATTTGAAGCTGCGGAATCCCTGATGATTATGGTGTCGGCATTTACCGGAGTCGCTTTCGACGACAGGTTGTTGATGGCAACCGTTCCTGCGGTGATGGTCAGTGAATCGCCGGACGCATTTCCGATGGTGGTGTTGCCATTGACCGAAAGGTCACCGGTGATGGCCGTGTTCCCGGCGACATCGAGAGTGCCTGCGACGACGGTATTTCCGCTGGCTGCCGCGACAGTGAACTTGGCGGCTCCCACCTCGAAGTTGCCGATCACTCCGAGCGTGGTTCCGACCGTGGCAGCACCGCTTGTTGAGAGGCTTGAGAGCGAGGTGGCACCGGTGACGCCAAGGGTTCCGAGGACGGAAGCATTTCCGCTCGTGGCATCGACGAAGAACTTGTTGGTGTTGACCGAGAAGTTGCCGCCAGACGATAGGGTTCCAGGCACGGACAGGTTGCCCGTGAGCGTAGTGGCTCCAGTGACGTTGAGTGTGCCTCCGATGACGGTGTTCCCGCTGGTGGTGAGCGTTGAGAGATTCGTCGCTCCGGTGACTGCGAGGGTGCCTGTGCTGGCCACTCCTGCGGAGGAGATCTGGAGCGCGGAATCGTTGCCACCGCCATCGCTGATGGTCCTCAGGGAACCACTTAGTACGGCGTTGTCGGTGGTCTTGAGGAGCGCGGTGTAGGTGGATGCTACGGAGCTTCCGGTGAGTGGAGTTCCCATACTATTCTCTTGGAGGTAGTGCGTACCAACCCTCGCTGATTGTCACGCGGTTTCGGCTTCGGATGACCTTCCCTTCGGCGTCTTTGGCCCAGACGTGGGCTTTGACGTTTTCAGCCAGTCGGACGGGTTGACCTGGTGGAATCATCACCACTCTTGTCGGGCTGCAACCCGGCAGCATCAACGCGAGCAAGGAGGCGAGCAGTGAGTATTTTGTCCGTTTGTCCGTCTTCAAGGGTTTGGTCTTTCTGTTCGAGGATCTTGTCGAGTGTGGCCTTCATCATTCCTTGGCTGATGCTGAGAAGCGGGTCCATGTTTGATCAATTTCGCGTGGAAGTAGACTGCCCATGAGAAGATGCCTGCGAGTCCGCAGTTGAGGATGATTTCCGATAGTGGAGGGGTCGATGCGGTAAGGCAGTTGAAGAGTGAGCCTGCTGCTGTTGCGGTGAGTGATGCGCGGAGCAGCAGGTTGCCTGTGAGTGGCCATCGTTTGACCACTCCGTCTGACCGATAGAGGAGGATCATGAAAGCAGAAACGCCAGCGGTGAGGATTCCGCTGGCGATGATGTTCACCACTGTGAGTGGGTTCATGGTTTTGGTCCGAATCTGCTTAGGATGTATTCGACTCCGTGTAGGCCAAGGAAGCCCATGATGAACGCTGCGGCGTACTGGGTGTTGCTGTTGCCGATGTTCACCAGATCGACCACTACGGGTGTGAGGTAGTTAGCCGAGAGGGTTCCTGCGAGGAGCGAGGTGATGGTGGTGAACCAGTCTTTATGACCGTCCTTTTTCATCATCACCAGGCTCCCTGCGAAGCCTGCTACGAGTAGGCCAATGTTGATGCCCAATTCTCGTAGCGTGTCCTTCACTTCTTGTCCTCCGTGGGAGCGTCCTGAGCCTTCAGCGCGGCGAACATCGCGCCGGTGCCTCCGACAGCAGCGGCGATGGCATTGGCGATGTCACCGGCGATGGCCTGCTTGATGGCGACGCTGAGGGCAGCGAGGAGGACGGCGACGCCTCCGGCTGTGGTCTTCCAGTTTTTCATTCGGGTTTCGGGGTCTGCTGTGAGTTGATGATGGCGGCCTCGATGATGTCGTAGAGCGGAAGGCCGACCTTCATGTTGTGGACGTTGGTGGCCTTCATCGCAATTTCGACGAGCTGGGCAAGCTGCTGGGCCTGCTGCGGTGTGAGTTCAATCTTGATCATGCGGCGGGAGCATCGGCAACAACGACAGGCTCGGCAACCACAACCGGAGGCGCCCACGGCAGCGGCAACACAACCACCGGCGGGTTGATCTGGTTCTGGATCTGCGCGGTGACGTTCGCTTCGATGGCGGTCTTGTCCACGCCGTTGGCGAAGCACCAACCAAGAACCTGATCCTGCGTGAGGTCAGGATAC